TGTGTATGTACCGTAGTTGACTTCCCATGCGCCCGTAGCATTGTCCACAATGGCAAAGTAAGTGACGTTGCCGTTGCCAATAGCCGAGAAACCTTGAAACCCTGTAACTGCGCCAGCAAGCGTTAATGTGCCTGTACCAGCCGTAGCGGACGTTTCTTTAACCCGATCTTTTACAACAATTGCCATTTTTTATCCTTACGATGGGATGTTCGTCCAGCCGGGGGTTTGTTCGTCGTTTATAAGTGTCCAGCCGCTACCCTGCGTATTTGTGATATTTTGCCAGTTTGCGGTCTGGCTGTCATCAATTACCGCCCAAATAACAGCACTGCCAATATTAACGTAGAGTTGAATGCCAACAGGCCGTGCATTGATTTCTTTAACAGCGGATGGGGCATCGGCTCCAACAGCGCCTTCGGCCACAACAGCACCAAAAATAACTTTAACCAGATACTCGTCTGTAGCCGTAGCGCCTTCAGCAAGCGCCGCATTGACAAACTTAGCCGTAGTGAATTGGTCAAACACCAACCCCATCTCTTCGATGGCCGCAACAAAATCTGCCCTAGAAATATAAGAGTCCGTCCCAGTAGCAGATTCTGCAATTGCCCCAACAAGTGTAGCTATAGCACTGTTAGCATCCGCGCCAACGGCAGACTCAGACAAAGCAACATTGAATATGTTGTTGACGGTGTTAACCGTGTCAGTGCCCGTGGCTATCTCATTTTGAGATACAAACATGTTGGCAATAACAGACTGCACGGCTGCGGCTGCAGCAAGTTCTGTTTCTGTACCCACAAAAGTTGTAAGAACTGACTGGGTGCTATTTGCTACTGCGGATTCAGAAATGTCGACACCAAACGTAGCCCCGCCTAGAGAGGCGAAGGGAGACTGCGCAAATGTTACATCTCCAAACACCGCTCTACCTATCAGGCAGCGTCAAGAGAGAACTGATACGTTACGTTCAGTGTGTCACCGCTGGCAACAGACTTATCACCGCCTGTAAAGTCACCGGCAGAGAACAAAACACCTGAGTTGTCGGTAGTAGAAGCCAAGAACGCACCAGCAATCGTAGCCGTACCAGTAATGCTGAAAGCAGAAGGTGAAGCAGAATTACTAATCACTGAAGGGTCTGCGGTAGTAGCTGTACCAAACGTTACGGTCTTGCGGCTACCTGTGTAGTCAGTGTTCTCTGTCCAGCCAATGTGAGATGCTAGTGTATTACCAGCGGCATACGTAGTGCCAGAACCGGGGCCAGTCACCAGACCCAAGTACCAGACAGCCGTATAGCCGGAACCCTTGAAGAAGGTCTGGTTCATGTACTGCAAGCCTTCGTTTACCACCAAGTTGTGGAACGTGTCAGACCACTTCTCAACACCATCAGGGCCAATGCAAGTAACCGTGTAAACGCCACCAGCAGAAGCGCTATCGCCGCTTTTGGGGAATGTCAGTAACCCAGCGGACACAACGTCTTGGGCTTTGCTTTTTTCTGTACTCATGATGCGTCCTTAAGAGATACGAACGATGGCGTTGTTTGCATCGGGCGTTGGGAAAATAATCGTGAAAGTGTCGTTGCTAACTGTTTTGTCAGAACCGAAGTCCAACACGGCAACTGAGGGTTTACCTGCAGCAGTATCGTTGTAAATCAAAGCACCACGGCAGGTGAACGTGGCATTGGGCCAAGACTCATTAGCAAACGAGACGTACGCTGTTGGAACTTGTGATGAGTTAGTACCCGATGTAGGCGAAACACTTATTGCTAATACTTGTCCAGTTGTTGTATATCCGCCACCATTTGGTACTTCGCCTGTAGCCGTATATGCAGTAGTCGAGGGGCCGATATTAGCCGCCGCTGTGTACAACGCTACTTTAAAAGTATTAGGCGATGTGGGGCCAAAGTTATGAATCGCTTGAAGCAATTCAACTTTAAAGCTCGTAGTTGCTGTTTGTTGGATAGACATATCAAGTTACCGCCTGTCTGTATTGGCCAGAACGATACGCATCCTGACGCTCCATGCCGTCGCCCAAACGTTTAGCTAACGCAAGTGCTTCTTGGTACTTGCCATTGTATAGCGCCATCATGTCCTGCTCACCCTTCATGTAGGTGTAAGCTTCAACTAGTGAGCCGTAGAGTAGTACAGAATCAAAGTTGTCACCAAGCCAAGACGTCCCCGCAGAGTTAGATACCGCTGAAACAGGGACAGAAAAACTTGTTCCCGTACCGCCAATACTAGAAGCTGCGGCAGACAACGTATTGCCAACTACATACTGCGTACCGCCATCGGTAACGGTCACAACTGTAACCGCGCCACCAGCAACTGTAATTGTCGCTAACGCTCCGCTACCAGAACCGCCTGTTAATGGCACGTCAAAATAAGTCCCAGTTGTATACCCGCTACCGCCCGTAATAGTTCCAACAGAGGATACTGAACTCTGAACAATTGAAGGCGGGTAAAAATAATAGTGCAGTTCGACGCTGTATGTAGTATTCGGTGTAGGCCCAAGAATAAATGACAACTCATTAGCATCATTAGACTGGGGGCCAAACAAAGCGTAATACTTTGGAGTGTCTGTATCGGTTGGCTGTGGGTAAGCCTGACGAATAAAGTTAACGTCTTTGTTAAGCAAATACTCGTATGCACCCGTAGCGTCAATGACTGCCAAAGAATACACCGCCAAAAAATCTGACGGGCAAGCTAAATACTTATTGCTGGCAGTTGTAGCGCCTGTCACGTTCTTGCGAAGCGAAGGAAACTGAACTGTGTTGTAAATACGCTGCTCAGCTTGCCTAACAAACACGGGTATTTCAGCGATAAAGCTCGCTTCGGTATTCTCCGTGTACGCTTGTAGAGCGTTGCTGAGTTCAGTGTAATTCATGCCATCGGGCCTCTAGACATCAGACCTTTAGTAGCTGCGCCTGTACCGCGCATCTTGATGCCGCTGGTCTTAGTCGGCTTATAGCCTTGGCTACGAGAGTTAGCTACGTTAGTAGGTGTTTCCCGCAGGTACTTAGCGTTGTCTTCTTCGCCAACAACAACTGTAGGAACAATCTTAGGCTGACGGTAAATTTTTGTAGCCATGATTAACCTCCACGACCAACAGAACGCTGGTTCATTACCTTAGCCATGCCGCGACCGTACTTCAGCATGTCGCTGTTTGTCTTGCCACCAGCACGTAGCTTTGTAGGCGTCTTACCGGGGTGCATGTTTTTCTCATGCTTACCAACGGCAGACTTAATCATCTTCTTGTCTTGGGCTAAATCTTTTTTGTCCATTTTAGGCTCCTATCTGTATCGTTACTGTACCAACTTCTGCGTATAAAACCAAGTAGTTTGGTGTTAAAGCAGTATCAAATGCTCGGGCTCCACCAACAGGGTTCCACCCCCACTGAAAAACTCGACTACCTTGCTCTGGGAAACCATTAGCATCTGACGCCGTGCTATTGGTATTTGTAAGCTGCAATCCACTCAAACCAGACTGATAATAACTCCGATCAGGGCGAGGATTCCTCAAGCCTTGTGGGTCATCTACCGGATACATACCTAGTTGCAACTGTGGCTGATCGGGATCCCAGCACTCAGGGCAAACCAACAAGTCGTAATTCTTTGTCTTGATGATCTCTTTACGCAGCACTTTTAACTTGAACCGTTGATCGCAACGGTCGCACTGCGCAATAGCCCATTTGCCAGAAGCAAACCTATTACCCATTAGGTGCCCCCAATGTATTGCTGACGAGGTACAAACCGCACAGCGGCCTTCTCTCGGTCTTCTGTTGCGGCTAATTCCCAAGCCTCGTCATACTGCTGTTTCAATACTGGCAAACGCTCAGCGCCACCAACAATCTTTAACGCCAGATAGTATGCAAGGCCAGCGGCCAAACAGGGGATAAATCTAAACGGAATGTCCATCACGTTTACACCACCACCAGCATCCTGCGTGCGGCGTAAGCGCCAGTAAACAAACGTGTACTGCTGTGCTGAGTCTGGAGTCGGCCAAACCGTAACGGCTGGAACCTGCGCCCAGTACACAGCAACGGCAGCGGTATGACCTACCGCAATTGTCTCTTGTTGGCCACGGAAGCAGTTGTAAAGCGTGCCGGTCTTGGCGTTTGTGTTCTGTGTGATGTAGCCGTAGTTGATGATCTCGTCATCAATCTTAATAAAGCCAGTAGAAGGCAGGCCCGTCACGTCATTCAGCACAATTGTTGTACTAGTAGACGTAATGGTTGTTGTAAGTGTGGCTGCAATCGGGGAGTTCTGCCCGTTAAAGCGCTGAATCCAGACCTGAATAGGTCTAGCTTGTTGAATTTTGTTGGGGATCGTAGCGTAAGTAGAAACACTAATACGCGTGATTGTTAGATCAGCCTGATTGTTCTGGACGTTGGCTTGTGTACGAATCACGTGCTCAATTAAATCTACCGTATCGTCCGGTAAAGCGTACGTGTTTTGGCCCTGAACTAGAGTGATTTCACCCTGCTCAATAGTCCACATATTGATGCCGCGATTGGCCCAATCTGCAAACATAATGTTCAAACTACGACGAGCAGTACGCAGGTCATAGCCAGTACGCAACTCACCACCGGCGCGTTCAAACGCCTCCTCAACTAGCTCATCTAGTTGGAGATTAAAACTGGATGCGCCAGAAGTGGTTGCCATTATCTAAATCCTGCCGTTTTCTTTGCGATCTTTTTTGGTTGGGCTACGAATTGTTTCCCGGCGGCTTTTCCGGCTCGCTTGGCTTTGGTCGTCGAAGCGTACTCAGAAGGGCTGAGACTTTTAATCGCAGCGCTTGGAAGGTATCTTTCACCCGTGTCAGAAGAGCGTTTGCCACTTTTGGTTCTCCATTTTTGGTCGCCCCAGTCCTTCAATGATTTCTGGGGCGCTTTCAATCTCGGTAACCCCCGCCTGCCGCCTTGTACTTCTTGGCAACAAGTTGAGCTTTGCGTGCTGACCACTGACCTGCGCCGGTACCCTGCGTTGCTGCGGACTTTACTTGAGACACAATCCTCTTGCGAAGACTGGGTTTTGTGTAATTGCCTGCGGCGTTCACTTTACCACCATCAGCGTACTGTGTGAAGTCAGTATCATCCCTGCGAGACTTACGTTTCGCATTTGGCATTTTGCTGGGGTTTATGTCCCCCATACCTCGGGATGCCATCATAATTAGTACATCTTGCAGTTAGTCTTGCCTTTTGTGGCAATCCCGTCTGCTCGTTTAGACGCTGAGCCAACTGACCCACCACTTGCTTTGTTCTCAGTAGTCAGAGACTTGTTGTACGCTACTGTAGCGTCTTCGGTCTCTTTCATAGCCTTGGCTTCGTCCATAGCGGCTTTTTTAGTATCCGAATAGACAGCGTCGTCGGGAGACCCGGGTGTGCGACGTGGCTTGTATTTTTTAGCTGCTGCTGGTGTCATTGGCATGATTAGCTCCTTAGCAGGACTTGCCGCCCATGTTCATCTTCTTCATGCCGCCAGCTTTCATGCCCAGAGGCGTGCCGCCCTTCATAGAGATCATTGTGCCTTTTGACAAGCCCTTTGATTGAATGGCGTGCTCGCCCTTACCCTTGTTACCGCCAGATTTAACAGCGCCCATTTTGGCTGTAGTGATGCCGTTACCGGCGCTACCGCCTTTTGCCATTTTCTTTGTAGCCATAGTATTACCGCCTTCTTTCATGATTGACATCTTGCCATGAAGTGTCTTAGGTTTGTTAACTTTTTGAAGGTCGGGGCGGGACGTATTTGTGTCCTTACCAAACTTCATCCCTTTGCTCGCGCCGCTAAATTCTTTAGCAACCGATACCGGTACACCCGCAGCCTTTGCAAACTTCGGGTTGTGTGCAGCAGCATCCATGAACTGCTTTTGTTTTTCACTCTTCGCTGGCATTTACAGACTCCTTACGGTTAGTCAAACCACGAACGGTGTCAGACTCCCAGATACGGAGGCCAAGATAGATTATTGTGAACAAAGAAGCCAAAGGCGGGAGCCACGTAGCCATAACACCAACAGTCGTTAAGACTGCTGCACCATCTGCAACTGCTTTAGCTGTGTCGTGCTGAGTCATACCATCCGCCCTCTTGTCTTGCCTTGTGTAGCGCAGCCATCAGCCGCAGTTACATAGCCACCATCCGCGCAGTTCCAAGCTCTCAAAGACTTATTGATCCGTGAATCTGGATCGTTGGCTGTCTTTGCGCTGGTCAGCTTCTTTTTCATTCCACTCATCCTCGCACAGAAAGAGTCGCGCCGGGAGCCGCCTTCGGGCTGGGGCCGTTTCAAATTCATGCCTTGCGCTTTCGCAGAGGCTCGCCCCTTGGCGTTTAAACCGCCACTCGGGTTCTTCCCTTCTGCTCTCTGCCATGCGGGGGACTTAGCCATAATAGACCTGAGCTCCGTCAATAGCGCTCATATAAGCATAAATTCCATTTACTGCTAATACGCCTTCGCCGGGAATAAGGGGGGCATTTTGGAATTCGTCTGATGCGTGAGTTTCATAAGTTATTAACCAACGACTTGGGCCGCTAACATAAAGCGCTGCTGGAGAACCTGTAATATTCCCAGTGTTAATGTCTGTAATCGTAAAGGCATCTGCGGTTGTTACAGTAATTACGTAATTACCATCAGTAGCGGCTCCGCCTGAACCAGCAGCAAAGTGAACGCCAACAACGGTGCCGGTTGTTAACCCATGCGCAGTTTTTGCAATTGTTACGGTTGCGCCACTACGACCGTAAGTTACGCTTGAAGTTACTGGGGCTGTGGTTGTGTCAAACAAAACTAAAGTTCCGCCAGCGCCGTAAAAAGAAACGCCTTTTACACGGTTGCGCCCAAGCACAAAAAAACCACTTTGGTTTAGGTGCCCTTGTTTAACGTCATATTGCATCGTCATGTTGTTGCTCCGGTTCTGGTGCGTCTAACCTGTTTATAAGCATCTTGTACGCTTGGATTGTGCCTTGAGCTTGAACTAGAAAGTTTTGCGCCTTCTGTGCTTCAATCTCAAGGTCACGAATCTCAGTTTCCAAAAATTCCTTGGTGATCTGCATTACGAGAATGTAGCGTAAGCAGGAACGTAGTACACAGTACCAGCAATCATTACTTTGATAGCCTTAGATACCGTAGTCACGCTAGATGCTGTTGGGGCAATCGTAGCGGCGGGGGCTGTTTCAATGTTCATCAACAAAGGAACTTCACCTGTGTTTGCGCCGCTATCAGTTACGCGAATGAATGAAGCAGTTGCAGGCAAAGTAGCGTTAACAGAGTAGTTGGTATCCAACTGAATCACAGCCAATGTACCGCCGGGCGTAGCATCAGAGCCACCCAAAGTAGCGCGAATTGCGTTAGCAGCGCCAGAAATAGTGGCCGATGCACCGTCAATTTCGCATGAAATGTGAGCGCCGTTGATTGTGCCAGCAGTAGCTGCGCCTGTACCGGTCACAACAGAGAAAGCACGGAGTGTTTCGCCAGAACCTGTAGAGGTAAAAGTCAGCTTGTTGTAGCTTAGACGTGTATCGCCAGTAGTAGCAGATGTTGTAACAAATGCAGCATTAACGTTTTCTGCTGTAGTTATTACGAGAGGAGAAGTAGAAGTGCCCGTTTCAAAGCCGTTTTGTGATACGA